GAGGGTCGTCAGGGTTATCAGGACAGGACGAGGGGCAAGAAGGGTTCACAGAAGAGCTTAACAACAGAGGTCATAGATGCGGCTGGGGGCAGACAGAAAGTATATGGTCAGTTGAACCCGACGTGGGTCGAGTGGCTCATGGGATACCCAGAAGGGTGGACAGACTTAAAGGACTAGGGAACGCGATTGTTCCACAGATAGCAATGAACATAGGATTAGCAATAAAGGAGCAGATAAATGGAAATAAAATCTAAATACCCCCAGGCGTTAATTGATAAGGCGCACGATCTTGCGTTTCGAGGTGAGCTTTCAAACAAAGCTATAGCTAAAAAGCTAGGTTTAGAGCCTAATCAATTGCATTATATTATTTATAAATTAAAAGATAGTGGTGCTTGGGTTAAGAACATGAAGAAGGTTATGAAGAAAGCTTCGAAACCTGTTGAGCCAAAGAAAATAACAATTACAGAAAGTTTTTTAAACTTTTTTATCTCTGAGAGCTTTAAATGAATATAGTTGATGAAAGTGAAAACTGCCATTCTTGTATGGGCAAAGGTTTGTATACCGAGTACGATGATAGGATTGGTGCTTATATCACAGATCGTTGTTATTACTGCCAGGGAACTGGTCACAGAACGATTATTGTGAATGAGAACAAAGAGTTAGATAACGTAGTTAGTGTTGATTTCAACACAAAGTGACAAGATGATTTAATTTTTACGCTCCAAGGCTTGTTGTGGTGATGGCCTGTAAAAATTTGCATCTTTAGAAAAGACGCCCTGAATTTATTTCTTTCGCGGGGCGTCTTTTTGCATTTTAGTTGGGACGCTGCGGGCAAACCCGAACAAATATTCAGCTTATTTTGTTGCTTTACGGGATTTTTTTATATATCGTCGGTGTTAAATCACTATGGAGCGCTACTATGGCTGAAGTTGTTACCGATCCAGTCGCTGATATAGACCCTACGCAAGTAGATCTACCTTTGGTGCAAGAAGGTCCTTCTGAACTTATGTCTTTTGAAGATTACAAAATGAGCCAACCAGTGTCTGGACTTGGGCCTGAATCAGATGAATCATACCGTGAAAGATACAAAAAATATGTAGATTTTTATAACAGTGGTGCGCCAGAATTTGTACCCCCACAAGAAACTCCTACAGTTCCAGGCACAGAAGTAATACCAGCTAATCCTACTGCTCCTCCAACAACCTCAGCTCCCGCAACGCCAACTCCGGGTATTCCAAATTTATCAGATGGACTTGGCGCTCAGTTAAGACAGTTGTTTCAGCAATACATGGGCATCAGACAGCAATACCCGAACAATTATTCTAATCCAATGCAGCAGTATAGAACTGCGGTTACTGATACAGATGAGTACAAAGCGTACAATGATTATGCTAGTAGTTTAGGCCCAACTGAAGAACAAAGAGCAGAACTTCAAAGATTGCAATCAGCTTTCGAAGGCACTGATGCTTACGGTCAGTTTAACCAGCAAAGACAGCAAAGAAGAAATTATATGCAGCCACTTGGCTATGGCGGAGGTTATGGTGGGGGCTACGGCAGTGGTTATGGTGGTGGTTTTCAAGGAGGCTTTGGCGGTTACGGAGGTGGTTATGGAGGATACCAACAACCGTCTTATCAACAGCCTTATTATCAACCGCCAATGCAACAACAACCGTATTATGGTGGTGGTATTATGGGCGGAAGTTATTATGGTTACCCGAACAATTATTCGAGTTATCAGCAGCCGTATCAACAGCCATATCAAATGGCACAACAATATCAATCTTATGGTGGTAATCAACAACCTTATGGAATGGCGCAACAATACCAGCAACAACCAGCGTATCAACCGTATGGCAGTGTTCAGCCGCAATATCCAACGCAATATAGCTTTTATGCGTCCCCATTTGCTAATTCAATTAGGTAATTTTGCAGTTTTATCATAACTTGATCTTTACTCCTTACCTGCGTCTGTAAACATAAGGATTAGAGCATAACCCACTACTATGGCTGCACACGCTAAATTGTAAATATTCATCCAATTGCCTGTATCCATAGTTATAGAATACATCCAATAGATATTTGCTAGCACGGGCAGGCACGCTGAAAGAATTGCAGCAAGTAATCCTGCAGCTGAAAAGGCGTAATAAATCGTGTAAAGATATACTGCTACGCCAGCGATGTTAACATATAGTAAGAGTGATCTTTTTAACATTTTTATTCTCCCAATTAAATTACATTTATATGTTATAACCTTCTTTTCTAAGGTTTTTAACAAATTTATCTAACTCTTCCCTGGCTTCCCAGAGGCGTAATCTTACATTATGAGCTTCATTATTTCTGTTTTTATCTTCTTGTAGTCTATCTACTGCCCGACGCAAAAAATCTAACTCTGCATTTTGCGCCGGGTGTAATGATTTTAGTCCCATTTTGCATCACCCTTTAGAACAATGGCGTTACCTACAATACCAGTTTCAGCGTATCTTGTGGCTTCTTTGTTCCAGGGTAGATTAAGCAACATACCTTCCTCATTGACCAAAACTTGAATATCTGGGTCACTTGGAGAATGTACCATTTCAACAAGACCACCAACAATCTCTTGAGCTTGCTGCAACGTTGGTTTTGTTTCTAATGTGTCAAATACTTTTAACATCTTTACCTCCTTTCATTTAATATGGGATTTTTAACATATACTCCCATTGTTGTCAATGATTTTCTCTTGCAGTTCTAGCCTCATAGATACCTTGAGACATAACGCCATTCATGGTTCCTAACCACTTTTTAACACCACCTTGAGAAAGTCTGTAAACATCAATACGACCTTCTTCTTGTAACGTTGTGATCGTATTCTTTATGGTAGATGAACTAACTTCTTTGAGCGCTAAAACGCATGGCTCTGAGGAAGAGCTAACACGTATTGCTTCATAGGCTCCATCATCACTACCGCCTTTGGTTACTGCCATTCCATGTTCCTCGCACATAGAAATAAATTCATACATATGCTCAAGCCTTAGTCGCACTGCTGTAGATAGAGCTAAGTTTCTAATGTCCACAGACCTATCTTCAAGAAGACCGCTACCTGGGTTTCTTATAAAGTGTCTGATTTCTCGGTTTGCAGGGCCATTAGATTTAACCACAGCACCATCAAAGACAGAATTACGAGTATATGTAACACCTAGGTCTTTACACCGCTGACGCCCCATTTTCTCGTCTACTTGCCAGACGCTAAATGCAGAGCGCACACCATCCACAATCGCTGATGTACCTCTAATTAGGTTACGAGCCTGTTCAGGCGTTGTAATCACGTCGCTGTCTCTTATTTTAGCCATGTGGTGGTTTACCATGACAGTCGCACCAGTTTCTGTGGCTAACTGTGCAAGCATACCCATAAATGCAGCTCCTGCCGCTGGGTCAGCATTGATGTCTGCATGAACAAAAGATGCCATCGGATCTGCAACAAACAGAGCCAGGTTATCTATCTCAAGTATTTGCTCATACAACCTCTCAAATTCTGGAGCCATGATGTATGTATTGTCTACCTTCTGCATCATTGGAAACACACCGCCTAGGTTTGGCAATGGTAGTACACGCAAATCATGTTGGTAATCACTTCGAGCGTTTAACGGATCAAGTCTTTCAATACGTCGATGCAACTCATCTTTATCATCCTCTGCTGACATCAACACAACATTGCCATGATTGGCTACAAAACCACCAAAAGAACTCTGCATTGATTCTCCAGATGCAACCTTCATTGCGAGATCTAACGTCATCATACCCTTACCGCTATCACCAGCCGCTGCAAACACGACTGGCACACCAAGAGGTATTGTATCTGCAATTAAAAACTTTTGTTCTGGTGCAGCGCCCACAAACATATTGGAGACAAGTAAACTCTCATCACGCAAAGATATGTTTTGTTTTGTCTTGTGTTGCGGTGCGTTTAGAAAGTTATTTACATCAAAACCCTCTGAAATTGCATCAGAGGCATCCCACTTGTCTGGTTTGCCCCTTGGAGGCGTTAGCATGGTCACAGAGGTAGCTCCAGCCTTTGTCGCTAAGTCTTGCACTAACTTTGCTACTTTGACCCCTGCGCTATCGTTATCAGGCCATAGAATGACTTGCTTGCCCTGTAACGGAGAGAAATCATAGCTAGGTGCAGATCTAACAGAAAGCATACCAGCGCCCCCTAAATGACAGGTGGCTGTATGACCCAAGGAGTTTAGATCGTCTGCACATTTCTCACCTTCTACCCATATGATACGCTCGGCTTCTAAGATGCCTGGTATATTGTACAAAGGTCTTGTGTCTGGCATTTTAGGAAACGTACTGTTGCCAGAGAATTGACGAAACTCTTTCTTAGCCTTGCCATCATTACCTCGAAGAACCTCTCCATCTTCGCTCCTAGATATGTAACGCCGTACAAGGCATATGATCTCACCCTCACTAGATGTATAAACGTGTTCACCATCATGTGGTGTGTTTATATCAATCTGCATCTTTTGAGGTTTTGGGCTTTCCTGGTTAAGATTAAGATTGACAGGGTTCTCTGGTGGAGGTGGACGAAACTCTGGCCCTAAGTAATCAGCAAAGTATTCAGACACGTCTTGCAGCGTCATACCTCGACCTTCCATCATAATCTTTGTAATACCGCCAACGCCTTCATGGGTACTGAAATCCATACCTTGCATGAAATCAGATCTATTAGCATCAACAGATATCTTTAGTGACTTTCCCTTTTCTCCATCTAAAGAACCAATTTCAAACTGTGTTCCTCTCATTATCCCATTGGGATATGTATCAATTAACGCTTGTAATTGTACTGATTTTGGAACTTTTTCACTAATATCTTCTGCTAGATTTTTTGATTTTGTATTACCAATTCTAAGTACGCCCATTTTTCCACCCAATTTATATTTTTATTTTTATTGCTCCCAACACGCATTCTGAAAATCACAGAACCTACACAAATAAAAATCCTTACTCTGTGCGATGCGTGGTAGAATGTCACCTGATTTAATTGCAGTCAAGATATTTACCGCTTTGTCGCTTGCTGACTGAGCAAGGTCTTTATCAAAAGGAACTAATTCATAATAGATTTCACTTGTGTTTTTATTAACAACCGTAAACAAACATGGGTTGTCTGATAGTTCCATATACGCCTGGTACAAAGCTATTTGAGTTGCATAAACTTTATTAGCTTTTGCCACACCAAGCTTAACAAATTCTTTAAACTTTCTA